CTTAAGAACTCTAGGTCCAATTTGCCAACCAGAGTTAGTTGAAACATATCCAGTTGCTGTCGCTTGCTCTAATGAATCACCCTGATAAACCAATTCACCTTCTAAGAAAGTAGAAGTAATAACATTTGCTTCTGCAGTACCACCAAATGATTCAGTTAATACACTTTGACGACCTGTACCAGCATTAACAAATGTAAGTCCATCACCCAATTCTGCGTTTGCAGAAGTAATAGCAAGTTTTAATTGATCAGCTTCTAGTGAATTTGTTGAACCAGAAATAGCATAGTAAGTAGTAATTCCATTAAGACGACCAGTAGCACCAGCAGATAGTGGGAAGTCAGCACCATCTCCAGTATCAGTTACCGCTAAAGAAACTTCAGCACCATTAGGTATTCCATGTGGATAAGCAAATTGCAATAAACCTAAATCTAAGTTAACAACATAGTTGAAGGAAGACCTCAAACTAACTCTTGGTGTAGAAGAATATCCAGCACCAGGATCTTTAACAACAATATTATCCAATCTACCATTCTTGATAGATGCTTCTCCTTGAGCACCAGATCCTCCACCACCAACAATAATTACAGCAGGTGCTAATGAATATCCAGAACCTGGATTTGTAACAGTTACACTTTCAAGAATACTTGTAGAAGTTAACTGAGCATTTAATGGGAATGTAATCTCAGGACGTAATGTATAGTCGTGAGGATAATCATAACCAAAGTTATTGTTCTTAAGTTTCTTAATCTTACCAACTTTATCACCCTTGGTAAAGATTGATGATTCACTACCAAATGGAGGAATGACAACAGTTAATTCTGCACCAGATCCTTGTAATCCTGCTCCAAGAATACCTGGAATTGATTCTATATCAATATATGCAGTAGTATATGCTTTACCTGGAGAAGTAACAACTACTTCTTGTATCTGACCTGGAATTGTAATACCATCATCATCACTTCCATCATTAACTAATATACTAACTAAACCACCTTCACCATCACCTTGAATAGGAACGGAGTTATAAACTCCAATACCATATTCAGTTCCTGGTTCATTAATTTGCACCCTTTCAATTTTTCTGGTTGATTGAATACCAGTAACAATAGGTAATTTAGTATAAAAACCACCTGCATTAACAATACGAATATCTGAGATAGAACCAACTGCTTTTAGAGAACTTGTACTATAAGAAGCTTGATTTACATCAGCATTTCCTTCTGGTTCATTAGCAAGAAGGAATTTAAATATATCTGGACCTTCAGTAATAGTTGCACCAGCAGTACTAGAAATTTTAAATGTTCCTGTGTAAGGAGAATCTGTAACATCAAGATAACTACCATCAATTACTGGAGATGCTGCACCTGTTCTAGAAGGATCAAAGTAATATGAAATATTAGTAACAATATCAGGATCAATCTTCAATTTAACTGTAGGTGTAGGTTGTCCTTGACCAGTTACACCAGGAGTACCAATTCTTTCAATAGAGTTAAATGAATACTCCAATTTATTGAGGTTATCTTTAGAGAATGATAAATTACCTCCAACCATTGATGAATGACTTAAATCAAACAAGTATTGATGGCCATTGTACATCTTCAATACAGGAGATTTAACAAATACACTAACAGATCCTGCTGATGTAGATGGAGAAGTCACAGCAACTTGTGGTAACTTATATGTAAATTCTAATGGGCTAATAACAGTATCTACTGGGAATGTTCCATCATATTCATCATATGTGGTTCCACCTGATTCTTGTGCTGGATTACCATCAATCAAAATCATCTCAGCAGGACTTAAGTAATGACTAGTAGAAGTAATAACGTATACTTCATCAGTATTAGAAACAGAACTAACTTGAACAATCTTTGTTAAATTAGCAGTTAGAGTTATTTTTAAAACACCTGCTAAATTAATAATCTGACAAGTACTATAAGCAGTATTAAATGTTATATCACTGGAAGTAATATCAACAACAGATCCAGGAATATATGCCGATCCACCTGCAACCTCATCTATCCTAATTGAATAATCATTTACATCAAATTCTTTTAATCTCGCATAATCATCTAAGTTATTAGTTCCACCAATATCAGAAGGAGCATCAAAGGTAGAAAGATCTATATCAAATGTTCCTGGAGTTGTATTATTAATTTCAACAAAATTATAATTCTTAATTTCATTAATATCATTTGGAAGAGGACCAATAATACCGTAACTATCTTGCTCACTAAACTGCTGAGTAATTAACTCACCATTATTCAAATCATCAGTCCAAGAATTGTGTATAATAGCAAGATATACTTTATTAACAGTTGTATCCTTACGAATAATATATCCACTATTAATGAATGTACCATTTTGATTTTGAAGTACTAATTTAGAACCGACTGTGAAATCAAATGATTGATTTAAAGTAAGTTCTTGTATATTATTAATAACAATTGTGGATGTAGGCTTAATATAATACCTTTCTTTAACAACAGCAGATACTTTTAATTTCTGAGAACCTGGAGAAGGAACTGTTGAAGTTCTAGCACTCCACACATCAGTAGCAAATGTTAATGTTTCAGTATCCTGAGACATTAATGTTGTTGCATCATCAAAGTCTAAAGATTGGAATCCAGCGTCTGCTAATTCATACCCAGTACTACCCATAGTTAACGATGAACCAGTTACAGGAGTAATATCTGTTCTTGCAAATCCAATTTGTGTATTTGTTTGTAATCCTTGATCTCCTAAACGATCTGAATCAGCATCTTTGTCGATTTTTAATCCAAAACCATTATAATCGATATAATCATACCTATTAATTTGACTAGCAAACCATGCAGTATCTGTCCAAGCATAACTAAATCCAAACTGAGATCCTTGAGGAAGACCATTTATATCAGCTGGTGAAGTAGGAACAACTCCTCTATTCCTTACTCTAATATCATCTAAGTAGAATTGACCTTGTGTATCTTTATCAAAGTCATTAACACCTGCACCAAATCCAGGTCCAACACCAAAGTATAGATCTTTATTACCAAATGCTGTATTGGATATAGTTCCACTAATTACCTGAATACCATTAATATATGCCTTAAATAAATTTCCATTCTTTGATAATCCAACGCTAATCCAAGTATCATTAAGCATTACAGAAGATGCACTGGAAATTGCAGTAGCATTAACAATTTGAGTTGTATTATTACCAATAGTTAAATCTAAACCACGACCAGTTCCAAATCCTAACCAGAGACCACCAGTAGGATCTTGAGAACTACCAATCTGGCATAGAGTCATAAGATTCTGACTTAAACTAAATGGAAGACCAGATTGACCATCTATGTATACCATCATTTCGATAGTAAAGTCTCCATCTAAAGTAGTTCCTAAATCAGATGCAGATGCTTTAATGTGTCCATTTTCCCAAGTAGTTTGAGTATTAGCTGGTACATTACATCCATCAATTTTTGCTACGTCATTCTGATATCGTATAGAATTATTAGCACTTTGATCGGTAATAGTATAATGACCTGTAGTATCTGTAATTGTAGAAGTAAAGTCTAGAATAAACTCATTCCTATTCCATTGCTCTTGACCATAAACATAAACATCACCTGAATTATCTACACCTATACTTTTCGCTGTAATACCTTCAATTCTATTAAGATTAAACTCATTAGTACTATGTTTTTTCATAGTACCATCATATCCAATCTTGATCGTTCCTACAGTAGTTTTTTTAGTAATTTGATCTGCCTTAGTATATGCAATGTTAAGATCACCAAATATATCAATAATACACTTATCAACAACATGAAGTTCTCTACCTGTAGCAAGATAACGATAATTCCAAATAATCTCACCATTTATATCTAATTTACATACCCAGAAACTATCTCTAGTAATATCATCAGACTTATTTCTACATCCTGCAGTAATATAAAATTCATTAAACTCATCAATAGCTAAACTAGGATTCACCAAAGAATATACAGTATTACTGAGTTCTTTAACCCAATCAACTGTAATAGCATTTACACCAATTGTAGCCTTACCAAAAGCAATATTGATATCTGGTTGATCTGCAGCAGTTGCAGTTTCCATAGTAAAGTATACATTATCTCCAACAACTAACATATCAGTCAGTCTTTCAGATAGAGTTTGTGAAGCAATCTTTCTCTTAACAGCAAAATTACCTGTGGTATCGATAGATGCTAAAAATGCATCATCTGGATGTAATGAGTTTGTATTAGTATATCCACCAATAATATAACGAATATCAGAATATTTCTTAATAGCAGTTACATAATCTGCACGATTAGCACCAGATATACCAGCATATCCTTTTTGGAACTGTAATGTAGCATTTAAACCATCATCTTCTTGTTCATACTTACATAGAATAATGTCTGGATTATATACATCTAAAAGGTTTGCATTAGGTCTGTTATTACCAACAACCCATACATCGTTACCATCTACAAATATTTTTTCAAATTCTGTATAATTCTGCCCATCAGTACTTTCTAAACTTCTTTCCCACTCTTTAACACCTAGAGAAGAATATTTGGCAACAAATGCAACTGTATTACCAGTAGCATCTTTAGTTTTACCACAGAAGAAAGTCTCCTTATCATCATTAATAAAGATATCATTAACAGCAACATAATTGTTATTTTCTACTGTAGTGACATAGTAATCAGCTTTTTTGAATACCTGTGGATGACTTAGTATAACACGAGGACTAGTTGTGTAATTAGCACCAGAGTTAATAATATTAACAGTCTCAATAGAACCAATAGAAGAAACAACTGCCTCTAATTTACCAGCAGTTCCATTACCGTCAATAATAATTGTTGGTGGAATTTCTTCATCATATCCAGAACCTTTTTGATCAACTACAATAGATTCTATACCTCTAACTTGACGAACAACAAAAGTTTTGTTCGTATTTTGCATTATAGGAGTATAATCTACAAATACCTCATCACCAGCAATCAAATTATGAGGAACATTAGTATCTAAAACACCGTAATTTAATCCATTAACATTCTCAAAGGTATACTGATCTATCGCTTCACCCGTAATTTTAGAAATACGAGCAGAAACACCAGCACCATCAGTATTATCATTATCAAATATGAGTATATCATCTACCTGATAGTTCTTTCCTGGATTCTCAATAGTAAATCCAGTTACAGAAGCATCTTCAAACTTAGTAATAGTTTCAACTTCAATATCAACTTTAGAGTCAAATTGAACTTTAGGGAAGTAATCATATAGTTGTAATGGTGATTCTTCAAATAATTCAGCAGGATTATCTGTCTCATCTTGAGTTATAACACCATCACGATTATCATCTTCAACATCAAAGAGAATTATATCACCATCCTCTGTTGTTAATGCAGCAGTAGAAGCATTAGGTGTTCTTTCAACATCGATATCAACATTTTCATAAGGATCCCTATAACGTACAACACCATTAGGAATATTTTGCTGAATAGCACTCGTACTCAAATTCCAAGTATCAACAACAGAGTTATAACTTGGTCCAATTACATATGGGAATAATGCATTACCATTTTCAGTAGCATCTATAGTAACAAAATAACAATATCTACCTTGAGGATAATCTGGAGTCTTACAAAAACGACCATTATACTGATCTAATTCACCTAAACCAAATATATACTCATAATCTTCAACAAACTTACCTGCAGGATATAGATAATCACCATTTGAATCAACATCTGTTAAAAGAGGACCATCAGTTCTTAAAGGATAAGGATTAGTTGTTACATCAAATACAAGATTTTCCTTCAATCTAAATGATGTTCCTAATCTAATTACAGCAGATCCTTGATCTGTTGGATCAGTATAACCATAAGGACCGTAAATTGGGTTACCATCAAACGCCCAACCAATAATAGGAGAGTGTCCTAATTGATCTTCTTGCTCTTTAATCTCACCATATGGATTTTCAAAAGGGTTATCACCTAAAATATACCTCATTTTTTGAGGATTTGAAAGGTGAGCATACTCACCACCATATTCATTATTATATCCAGTATATACAGCACCCTTAGCAGAATCAAATGTTGATGTAGATTCTAAGTTATAAGTCCATTCAAAAACATTTGCATCAAATATAGCATCTTGACCAACAGAGGTTAGATTAATAACTGTAGTACCCTGAAGATAGTTGATACCTCTGTTTACAATCTCAATTCCAGTTACCCTACCAGCATTTTCACCATCAACATCAATTGTTGCTCTTGCAATAGCACCAAAACCATCACCCTGAATAGTGACTTCAGGTGCAGTAGTATAACCTTGTCCTGCAGAAATTATAGCAATAGATATAATTCTTCCATTATTAACAATAGCTTGTGCAACAGCACCAACACCAGAACTTAGTGATATACTAGGTTTTGAGGTATATGCTTGACCACCATTAGTAACAGAAATTGCTTGAATAGGACCACGAACAGATGCAGTACCTTCAGCACCAGTTCCATTTCCACCAACTATAGTAATAGAAGGTTGTGAAGTATACCCAGTACCACCAGTATTGATTAGAATACGTGAAACTTCACCTTTAGTAATAATTGCTGTAGCAGCAGCACCAGATCCATTTCCACCAACTATAGACACCAATGGTGAAGATGTATATCCAGAACCACCATTAGTAACAGTAATTTCACTAATAGAACCGTTAACGGTTACTGCAGCAGTTGCATCAGTACCTCCACCACCAGAAATTGTAATTGCTGGAGGAGAAGCAGCATCATAGTCTTTACCAGAATTTGTTATATTAATATCAGTAACACCACCATATGTCTTACTTAAATCTGACTTATAAGACCATATAGAGACACCATTAACCCATGTACCAATAGGACCAGGCTTAATATTGTCTTTAGTTGAAATTGTTTGTGCGAGTTTAGGAAATCTATTTAATTTACGCTGGTTACCTGGAAGAAGTGCAGATCCTGGGAAAGGACCAATTTCATAGTTTGGAATACCTGTAGCAGCAACATAAACGTATTGATCATTAAAGAATGAGTTTTGTACGTTTGTTGTATATGGACTAATAGCATTTTCAATAGCACTATTAGCAGATTTACCTTTGTTAAGGTCGATAGACACAAGGATATTTCCTTGTGGTTCTACTGTAGCTGGTTGAGGAAGATTATATTGGAAAACGTTCTCACTATCTCTAGAAGTTACTAAAAATGTTCCGTTATAGATGATTGGGTTAGCACCATATATTGTAACCTGATCACCAACTAATAGACCATGAGAATTAGCACAAGTTACAGTAGCAGATTGATTATTAACACCACCATAAGTGATAGATGTAATTTCGATTAGTTTCTTAACATTATACAACCAAGTTGTTAGATCTGGTCCAACACCAGTACCACCCAACTTAGAAACTGTCAATTTATCACCAGGAAGGTAATAAGAACCAGTATCTGTTAAGGTTGTTTGTTGAGCATCAACAATACCAACAATATTCATTACAACTTCTTGTTGAGTCCCTTTATTGATATAAATTCTAAAATTAGACTTTATCTGAGTTGCAGAATCCCAATCTTCAACAACACCATTAACAGAACGGGTACATTCTATAAACTGGTTTAATGATTTTTCTTTATATTGTACAACTTCAGTATCACCAATAACAAACTCACCGTTCCTTTCTGGCCAACCAATAGTGGAGTCAACTGTAATAATACTGTCATCTGCAGTTAAAGGCTCACCTAATCTCGTTTTATATGGAACAGTAAAGTATCCAGTAATAGTTTCTTCTGATAAAACAAGTTCAAAAATCTCTAATTCTGATGTTTTAATAGAAATAAAGTTTTCTACAAGAGCACTTGCTTGTTGAACATTAGGATCAGCAATATCAGCCTCTTGAGTTATAAGTCCATCTTTAATATTAACAGGATCACCACTAACCAATGATGCACGAAGAATTGTATCAATAGACCAAGTAGCATCAGATGGCTTAATAATCTGATCTTTAGGGTAAGATATACTTACAGTTTCACCATATAATAATTTAAAGAGATATGCAATACTAAAAGATGTACCTTTAGATGAATAGAAATCTTTAATAGATTTTATAGCATTTCTTACATCAATCTTTGCATAATCAAGACTTGGAACATCTGGAAGGAACTGTTCTGTATATTTGTCTAAAAGTCTCTTAATAAAGAGTTGATCTAGGCATTTTACAGCTGTACTGATTTCTGCTACAGAAGCAGTGGTTTCATTTGTAAATACTGCATTTCCGTCTTCAGTATATGCAGTAATACCACTTGCTGCTCTAGCACAACCTTCAAACTGTGCTTTTGTATATCCAGTACCAGTTTGATTTATTTTAAATCCAGTAACTTGATTTAATCCAACAGTAGCAGAAGCTTCTGCAGATGGTGGAGCTTGAATGAATATTGTTGGTGGTTCTGAAGCACTATAATTACTACCAAAATTAACTATATTAATATCAATAATCTGTCCATTGAAAATTGATGCTACTGCAGTTGCACCAGTTCCACCAGCATATGCACCAGTTCCATCTGTTCTATCATCTAAGATGTATACAGAAGGAACATCATTATATCCACTACCACCACTTAAAAGTTCGATAGAAACAACTCTTCCATCACCATCAACCTTTGTTTCTAATACTTGAGCACCTACAGGATCTTTTATTGCAATTCTAGGAATTACTTCATATCCTTGTCCAGCATTTAATATCTCAACACTTTTAACTGTACCGTAAGTTGGATCTAAAACTGCTCTTAAAGATGCTTTAATACCATCTACACCAGTTGGCTCATCAACATATATCTCAGGAACTGTAGTATATCCAATACCCCTTTCAACAACAGGAACAACACCACTGAATGAACCGCTATTTATGATCGGAGTGCCTAGTTTAGCACCTCCAGGCTGCCTAAAAGTTAATCTAGGTGTGAATGTATATCCATTACCAGAATTATCTATTTCTAACGCACTAACAACTCCATTTGTTACAGTTGCTTTAATTTCAGCAACCTTTGCACCATCCTTTGTAGGATCCTGAACAATTACTGTAGGTGGGTTAGTATCACTATAACCTTTACCACCATCAAGTAAAGAGACTTCCTTAACACCATTAACTAAAGCTGTTGCAGAACAACCACTACCACTAATACCTTGTATAGAAACTTTTGGTGGATATTCGTATCTGTAATTATCACCATTATCACTTACAGAAATTCCTGTAAGTTCTGAATCATCATTAATACGAGCATAACCAACAGCATTAGAACCAAAAGAAGGTATAGGTGCTTCAATAGAGAACAATTCTAAGTATCTACCATTTAAAGGTGATTCTTTAAATATAAATTGATCCCCATCAAGATAAAAATCTTCTTTTGGAATTAAAAGTTGATTATCATAAACTGCGTAAATATATTCGTCAATAACTGGTTCATATCTTGCACCAGCCTTAGTAATTGTAAATTGTCTCTTACTATCACCAAAACTATTAGAAATATTGTCTATTTGAGCAATATTATTCTCAATAAATCCACTTAAGTAAGTAATACTTGTAGAAGTAGGGTCATCTGCATCAAGTTTTGCTCTAGGTGGTGATGTAAATACAAGATCAGTACCATCTACAGTAAAATCTAAAACAGGGACTAGAATCTCACCATATACCTTAACTATCAAATGCTGTGCAGATGGTGCAGCAATAGGATTATCTTGTGATGTTAACGGGAATCTTTGCTTACTTCCATTAAAATCTTGTAATGGACTTGCAAGTCCAGTCCATTTTAACTGAACTTGTTCATAAGAAATACCTGGACTTAACGCAATATTAGGTGAAGGTGTTGTTTTCTCGTAATATACTACCTCATCACCAACTAAAAGTGATCCATTTGTCTCTAAAAACGCATCAACACTCTCTACAACTATAACCGAATCCCTTTCTGTTACTGGTTCTACAACTTTCGTTGCTCCATCTAAGATACTAACATCCAACTTATCAATATCAAGATATTGAAGAAAATCATTAACTATATTTTGTCCAAGTCCAGTTTTTTCTTGAGATCTATAGTAGTACTCAATAAATTTATTAAAAAGCGGATAATCCTGCTCGATAAAAGCAGGAGTTAATGACGCTACTGACTGGGAAACTTTATTCGTATTTTTAGACATTTAGCCTTAGAAACAAGTTGAGGAATCGGGATCACCTGTGTTAGTAATGAGGTTAACCTCTACTAAAGTTGGCGTTGTATTAAACGTTGTTGGTGTCAAACTATTTAGAGGGATTGTCGTAGGTGGAATAGTTCCAATTGGTGCGACAGTAACCTCTGGATTGACTACACTAATAACAGTACCAGGTGTTGATGCTGGAATTGTTGTATTATTAGCAGGAATGAATAGTACAGGTAAATTAGTTGTGGTTGGTAATAATGTTGGATCAATAACTTCACCCAAACCTGTTACAGGATCTGTCAAATTCAAATTTGTAATTCCAGGAACATTACTTCCTGTACCAACAAGATTGATAGGTCCAATACAGATTTCTCCAGTATCATAGTTAATGCTACCTGCAGAATTGTTAGTGTATACCTTTTTATTACCAGTATTGTAGAAAATCTTCAATTTACCAAAACCATCATCCTCAAATTGCTGATCGATACCAGGTCTATCAGCAGTTCTGAAGTTTCCAGACAATATAACTGGTTCTTTGACACATGCTCCGTCTGTATTACTAGGAGCACTGTTATAAAGAGCACCACCAGTAGAAATACAGTAAGTATTAGTTTGGTCGGTATCTGCTTTAATATACTTCAATAATGAAGTTTGAACAGAAACGTCACTAATTGCTTTATCTGATAAGGTAATTGCTTTTTGGAATTGCTGGTTTCTGAACGTAGAATTAAAGTTATTAATCTGAGTTTGAGTAGCCCAATCATTAATAGCATTCTGAATATTTGTTTTAATATCAGAAGTATTATTCGTTACACCAGTATCATAAAGAACAAAGACTTTAGGATAGATATAAAGTTCATCTGGATCAATAACTACAGGGTCTATAGATGCCATTGAGTATGCTCTCAATTTAGTCTGTAAATCCTTCTTAGATTGATCATTTAAAGCAGTTCCAGTCTTAGTTTTAACAGCAACATATACTTTACCGTATATTGGAGGTGTTAAAGAGTCTCCACCATAAGCAATAACAGATTCAGCATTAGAATAAAGATTTTTAGTGATAACAGCATAATCCTGTGCTGTTACTGCTCTATATTGAGAAGCATAGTATCTTGGAGCCATATACTTAATAGACTCAACAGATTCTGCTTTAGAACCCATTTGAGACCTATCTTTAGTGACCAATACCACATCCGAACCACCAACATTAACCTGATTACTATCTGTTATAGTACCAATAAAATCAAACTCAGTAACCTCATTTGCTTCTGCCCCAGAACAAGTCAAATACTCAAAATTAATAACCTCACCATCTTTTAATTTTCTACCAATACTATCATCACCAAATCTTACCTGATACCTCATATCCTCGCCTTCAGAGAGGAAGTAACTACGAGTTGAACCAGTTAGGTTAGTAACAGTTTCAACCCTATTATAAAGGTCTGAAGTGGTAGAAGATTCGTTTGCTTTAACTGTAACGCTTAAAGTTTCTATATCAGCGTCTTCAGTAGGAATTTTATATTCCTGAGATTGGAAAGTATTAACAGTATACGAAAAATTGATTATAGATCCTTCATTAACGGTTACAGCATCAAAGGTTGCTTTTCCAGTTACAGTATCAACCTCTACAGTAATATCCTCTAAAATATTCCAAATATATGTACTACCTCTTGCAACTGGACCTCTAGTTAAAGTAACAGAGCTAGGATATGCTAAATTAGTCTTACTTGTCTGAACTTCTAACTTTATACATGCTTTAGAACAAGTAACTGATCTAGGAACATAATTTAAAAGTTTGGCAATATTAACAACATTATCTCTAAGTGTGGCAGATGGTAAAAATGCCTCATTCATAGACATATTGGCAATAAATGCCGAATAGTAACTATTATAAGACAAAACATCAATCAAATATGATAATGATGATCCATCAAAATCATAGTCGGTAAATTCGTCTCTCGTTCGGAGATATGATTTAATCGAGGACTTTATATCCTCAAAATCTAATGCTGTTAACTTATTCGGTTGCATTTAACTAGGTCTCTGTAATACAAAGGATACCGACTCCACAACTGGTAATCCAACTACTTTATAATCAACTGTAATAGACACTTTACTTGATTCGTAAAATGGTATTGCTTTCACACTCTGTAATTGAACTCTTTGCTCATACTGATTAATGGTATTTATGATCTCTTTCCTAATAGTATCAATAACAAAGGGATCTAAAGGTTCAAATAGAAGGTTTAATACACCACACCCAATATCACCATTAAACAATCTTTCCCCTTTTCTAGTTAATACAAGATTTTTAATAGATTGCTTAATAGCATTAGCATTTTTTACTTGAGCAACATCATCAGTAAACCTATTTTTAGAAAAAGCAATTGAAACGTCTTTAAAAAATCTTGATTGACCTGCTGCTAGATCTGCACTAGTAACCTGTTTCATTCTTTATCCCTTCTTAAAAGACTATCAGATCTAGGATCTGTAATCAAATACCTACAATGCTCCCATCCATTCTTCTTAAAATCCTCAGACATGTCAACAGGTCTGTTTGCCACACGAGTTTCTTCCTCATTAGTAGGTCCAGTACGGCTACCACGAGGTACATTACTTGTAAAAATTATAGTTTCACTCATAAAAGGGAGTCTTATCCCTTTTATTTATCTGACTTTTTAGGAGAAAATAATTTTCCACCGTGATGACTCTCCACATTTTCATTTTCGGTGAATTTTGTTGCTAAAAATTGGGTCATACACCATCTCCCAAAACCCTTATCCTTATCTTTTTCTTCCATTTTAACTTCAGTAACCTGATGTTGTATAAAACCTGGAAATATTACCATCCTATTGTTGTGTAATTCTATGTGCACCTTATATTCAGGGAACAACAATTCCCCTCCAGTAAACCTTTTAGGCTCTTGAAAGAACCAACATAGGCTTGTAACCATTGCAGAATCTTTATGTGCACTAGAATAGTGACTATCCTCATAATATGACAATAATGACGAATCAAAGTCACATAATGGCATAAAATCCCTAAAAAAGAAGGATTTATTGGTTTCAAAGACTTTTTCCTCGAAAATTTTGCGATTTATACGCATAATCTTAGAATATGAGCGATTTTCTTGATAATATTCGTCTAAATGGATGCATTTATTGTTTTTTAGGAACTTACCATGCTCAATTGCACTCCAAGACTGATGAGGATCTAGAAATACGTCTGCTTCTGCCAATTCTTTTAGCTCAGACCATATTTGTCCTATCTCCCAATAATTATAAAAGTCATCTATAAGGATTAATGGAAACCCATAGTCCAAATTCTGTATTTTCATAATGAATCTAATTTCAATGTCTTAAGAAATCGATATTAAATGATATACTAATTCTATCA